AGCTATCCGCCACAGCGGCTCGCTTTAAGCGATAACAGCGTACCGAGACTGTCAAGTTTAACAGTGTAACGAGCGTGTTCTTGGGCGATTCCCACAGCCTGTGGATAACATCTGTGGATAACTTCATGGCTTACCGCCCCACCCATTACCCTTAAACACGACTCCACCAAGCGAGTAAATGCGCTTCATAGGTACAGTGCAATTAGGACAATAAGGATCTCTAGCCAGTGTGTCCTCGATGGGTCGCTGGACTTCTAGCTCTTTACTGCACACTTCGCAGCGATACTCATAGGTCGCCATTAGCTTCTCCAATTAGTGCCACCGTCATAGTCGAGCAGACGCAACACTGGATCGTCTTTACATTCTCTGGAAGATTATCTGTAATTACACGAATAAGTTGCTCTGTTTCTTTCTTACACATTCGGCATTTATAGCGCAGCTTGTCCATAGTTGCTCCCTTTAAGATTCTCGATCGGCTGTAGATTCTGTTGCGTAACCCACCAAGTAGGCTGCTTCGCGTGTTTGTATCGTGGACGCTTGGCCATGGCTACGGGTATCCAGCCCGCTAACCTGTAATTCGGGCTACTGCCTACGACTAGAACGGCGACATCACTCTGGCGATCATTCTCGTAGATGATGAGCTGACCAGAGTCATAACGCGTCCACTTTACTTCGATAAAGCTTCCGACATCGGCCGTCTTCTTAAATTGTGAAAACCTTGGATCGAAATCGATAAAGCCTAAGTAACGAGCGACTAAGATCTCGGCCACGATTGATTCGGCCACTTGCGCGACATAATCATGGAAGCCGAGTTCTCTGTCGTATCTGCTCGAAGCGTCTGCGTGACCTTGGATCTGGGCGATTCGTTCTAGAGCTACTGTATGAGCTAAGACTTTATCTTCGATCGTCGGTTTAACCTTCATCTACAGTCACCACAGAGCCAGATTAACTTTTCTCTAGCTTGTCCCTTGGTAAAACCGAATTTATCGAACTTTACAAGCTTCTCGCAGCCGTCGCACTTTTCGATCGGGTACTCGGCAATTACTTCGCCATTCTCGTAAAGTCTGGCTGTCATCGTTTGCGGATTAAGAATTTCTATGTAGTTGCTCATAGATGTAACCGATCTTCGCACTTATTACAGAAGAAGACGACTAGACCGTCATCTCTATCGTATTCGTTTACTTGCGTAAAGTCGTCACAGTCCGAACAATTCTCAACGCCACCGTAACCGCTAAAACTGTAGATGTTTCCGTCTGGCGATGTGTAAATCTTCTTTAGATCGAAGTCGCTCATCTTTAGACCTGTGGCTTCCACTTGCCATCGCTGGCTAAGACATACCAAAGCGGCGAACACTGTGTCGCCTTGGTCTTCTCGACGCAGAACCAGCCGCCCCAAGCCTTACCAGTTTTAGCTTCGCCAGTCTTAAAGATTCGATGTCCATGGCTGCACTGTGGAGCTTCTGGAAGTAACTCTTTGCCCAGCTGCTTAGCGATCTCGTCCATCGATGATCCAAGGCTAGGAAAGCCGCTCTGCTCGGCTTCTTCTGCCGTCTTATAACTTGGCACTTCGCCGAACTTCTGTGTCCATGGATCGTAATCGTCGGCGGTTGCGTTCGCGACCTTCGTGCTAATGGTCTCGACTTTCTCCATGTCCTGACGCGTAGGACGCTTATCTGCTCCCAGTAGTAAACCGATAGCTCTTCCGATAGCCGATGTGACAGTATCCTCGACGAAGAACTTCTTCATGTTGATGTTATAAGTCGCAACATTACCGAACGCGTAATCGGTAGCCGATGGCTGTAGATCTTCGTACTCGCGAAAGATCTGGGCTTGGATAAGGACATAACCCTTCTCGGCGTTAAAATCCACGATGTTCGTCTGGACTCTAGCTGTAGGGTGTGTAGCCCATAGACGGGCTATTCTGGCTGCCACATCTTCGTAATTGTCTAAGAAGCTCATTAGCGCACTTCCTTAGCTGCGTGACGAGATACAGCTCGACCGCGCTTAAAGCCTTCGCGCTGGCCTTCTTTATAACCTACTGAGTAGCTCATAGCTGCCCATAAGATCCCAGCTATTAACATCATTACGATAATCGATAATTCGTTCATTACTTGCTCCCGATACTGAAAGCGACATTCGCGCTCCCTATGTAAAGAGTGAAGCAAGAACGGGTCTAGGTCAAGATTCCCGCTTATCTGTCGGCGTGTCGATTGGTGTTTTCGGTTTGGACTTTAATCCGTTACCCGCAAGAACTCCGCCTAGTGATCCAGTTAAGAAGATCGCGAGAGTCTTTAGAAGATCAATAAAGGCCGCGTCGTTCGGAGCTTGATTACCGATCGGCTGTGTAACGAAGATAAGCGCGTAAGTAATGCCAAGGGTTACGATCAAGAAGACGGCGGCTAAAGTCGAGCCGATGATAAGAATTAAAGTCGCGTGGACTTCTTCTGGGCTACGGCGTCGAGCTGGGCTGTGGAGCTTCTTCTCCAAGGACATCGCTAGTACATGTTCCAGTAGGGATACATTGTGGCTTTTGACATTCTGGCTTCGACCAGTTCTCGTATTCTTGGCATTCATAGCGAACCCAACCCTGATAACCACAAGCGGAAAGCCCGACCGAAAGGACTAGGGCCAGACTTCCCGCGAGTAGTTTCCGAGTCACTTCCCCGATAACCCGAAAGCTGAATCTTTAGGATTTAGCCAGCGTAGGACTACAGGCAGAACGGCGGCAAGGCCCGCCATGCCGATCGCCTTGGGATCTGTAACTCCAGCCATGTAAACAGCAATAGACGCAGCTAAGAAGCTACGCGCCCAGCTTGCGAGTAACGCTTTTAAGTTTTCCATCTTTCTTCTCCTTAGTCTTCGGCTTCGCTGCCGATTGAGTAGGTACTTCGACGACTGGATAATCGCCAGCATAAGCCACGAACTTAGGACGTCCGAAGCCTACGATCTCTTTACCGCTCCCGAATGCCCGCTCTTTAATCATTACCATTCCGCCGTTACGCTGATCGCCAGTTCCCGAAGTATTACCTTCGATCGTGATAACCGTCTTCGACTTAACTCCTACGACGATTCCGATGTGCGAAATACGATCGACGCCATCGTGCGGAAAGTCCATGAATGCAAGATCGCCGATCTTAGGCTCTGAATCTACCCAGCGACTTACTTCTTTAAGCTTATGCGCTCCCGCAGCTGTAGAGACCATCGATGGAAGCTTTACGCCCGCTTCATGGAAGACCCAATTACAGAACGATCCGCACCATGGGAGACCGTCGGCCTTAGTGAACTTTCCGAACTTAGTAATGTTTTCTGGCTCTTCGACGTAGCCCACTTCTTTAAGTGCCACTTCGACGACTGCCGCAGCTGTTCCGATTGGATAAATCATGAAAGAAGTAACTTAGCTTCCTCGGCAGTAATGCCTAACTTGGCTAACAGTGCCGCTTTATCGGCGGCAGCTTTAGCTTCTTCTGCTTCGATTGCTTCACGCTGTTTAACTTCTTTAGCAAGTTCTGCTAATTCCGCCGCGTTCATGTTTCGGAGAGTTTCTTGGCCTGTTTCTGCGTCTACGATTTTAATCTGTGGTGTTGTCATTAGTTCACTCCATAAATCTTAACTGTTCCAGCAGTAAAGTTACCGCCTGAATCGTTGCTTAATTGGAAACTATCTATAGCCGATGCGACATTGGTCGCACCTAAAGCAGATACGCCAAAAGGTTCGACCTGTGAAGCCATTTTAGCAATACCAACCATAAAAAATGGTTTCGTATTTGTTGTATCTGTGTAATTAAAAATCATCAAAGCATAATCATTGACTGCGCTGTTGGCTGAGTGTCCAGCATTTCCCGGGCTTATGTAATCTGGCCCAGATGTCGCAACAGTTGCTCCCCTTAAATTAGAATAATTATTAGCGTCTGAACTATCGGGTCTTAATTTTAATGTGTAAGTTCCAGTCGTTACATTTAAACCAGTAATCAAGATGTAAAGATTTGTGTAACTCTGCGAAATGCTCGAAATTGTGATTGTTGCTGCACCTGTGAGAGTTGTCGTAGATAGTAAAGTCATGCTTCCACCCGCTGCGGGTGTGGCCCACTTTAGACCAGTCGATTCCGTGGAATCGGCCATAAGAATCTGACCGTTAGTTCCGACGCCTAATCGAGCGGGAGTATCCGCTGCCGTTGCAGTTATAAGATCACCTTTAGCGTCGACGATAGCGTTCTG